CAATAGGAAAATGACAATTGCCTTTTAAAAATTGTAAGAAAATATGAATTAGCATTACTAAAACGTGCTGTTTGGTAAATCGGAGGAACTTTTTGATCTGTTCTTAAACTTCTCATTGAACAATGCATACAATGGATAGTCAAAAGTATCAGAGAAGTGAGTGGCGTGTTGTTGCTCTACACCTTTGCGCTGTTCTGATCGTTTGTCTTTCTTTAAACCTTGGCTAGTATCTCTTATCTCCGCTCTTTCTAATGATATAATAAGATCTTGACAGTTGCTTTCGTTTATTCTTATTCTTGGCAGATTAGTTCTACCATCGTCTTTAAGCATCACATTGATTAACCTAAACTTATCTAAGTAGTCTGGATTAGATCCAGTAGTCATTAGATGCACCTTCCATCCAGCGTTCCTAAGTATCTCTCTAGCTTGCTCTGCAAAGGTAAGCTTAGAGTTGGCCACTCTTGAATTACCTGTATGGTCGTAATAAAGTTTGATTACCTTGTTAGGGTGGGGCTCATAATAGGGTATAAACTTCTCTAGAAATAAGTGGTCTAATATCTTTGGAGACTTCACATAGAACGCATTAAGAACCTTGTAGGTGTTGTCTTGTAGCTGCGATACAGATAGCGTGTTAATGTTTGCCCCCCAATCAACGCTTACTATTAGTGGCATGGTAGGGTTAACATCATTGTCTTGTTTAGAATTAAAGTTTCTAGAGCTGGGTTGTTTTAAATCCAACGATTCTAAGTATGCATTGTTGTGATCTGTATAGTAATGTATCTCCGGGTTAAGCTGTGCATAATAACCATCGGTTATTTCTTTTGGCCTAATATTGAGCATCTCAGCCTTATAAATAACTTCATTGGTATAAGACTGCTTCATATACTCAAAATAGTCAGAGCGTAAGTTGTGCAGGTTGCAATGCGCTGTTGCTTTAATAAAAGCTATGTCTGTAGGGTTTAATCGCGCTTTTTCCTCCATATCAGTAAACCACTTACCTTTTTGAGTGAGAGGTGTTGAGCTTGTAAATACCTCGCTATGCAAAAGTGGTGCACGTTTAAATATTGCTTTCTTAGCACGGTTGGTGTTCTTAACATTAATTGCCAATTTCTCATCGTCAAACAGAGCAGCTTCATCGCCTCGTATCGCGTAAGAATTCAATCCTCTACCAGAGTCTTTGTGGTCCAGAGAAACCATTTGAAATATACAGCCATTTGAAAAGTGTATAATATTGTTAAATGCATCTGGTGGCTGAAACGGCAGTTTGTAGCCCATTTTTTTTCCAGCCATAGACCCAACAACAAAATCTATGTTCTCATATATACCAAACAATTCAAGACCTTCTTTAATAGCAGGTAAAAACCTGCTTAATATTTGGCTATAGGTAGAACCTACAATTGCAAAAGAGGCTCTTGGCATTTGTTTAAGTAGCTGACTAAAGTCATAACCTAAATAAGTGGTTTTTCCGGTACCACGACCCCATTCTAAGTACTTTTGTTTTTGTGGAGCTAAAGCTGCAGCAATTTGAGCAGGGTTTAATTGTACATTATTCTGTTTCATTGGGCACTTCTTCAAATTCTACATCTTGGGCTTGAAAATTGTTGAAATCAACAACGCCTTTACTAAGCATTGTTAATACTGCTTTTTCTAGCGCCTTTGGCAACGAAATCTCATATACTTGAGCTTGCAGCTTTTCTGGGTTAAAATTAGCCTCTTCTTTATCTAAGTCTGCTAGTTTAATCATGCGATCTAGGCATTTACCCATGCTCTCCAGATTCTTTTCTTTGGTGGCCATTTGAAACAGCTTCTGGTTGTATTCGAAAATAATATAACGCCAACCTTCCTTTCTGCTTTTAGTAATGTCTCCAAACAAAGCAAGAGCTCTATTTATATCTCGGTAGGCGGTAGCTAAAGAACCACCAAACTGCTGCTTCAAAACTTTTACCGCCTGCTCTCTACTATGAAAATTAAGCAATAAAGAAAACGCTGCCTCCCAGCGCTTTTTCATGTCTTCTTCTAATGGAGAAAGCACAATTTTACCTTCGTCTAAATACGAGGCTAGAATATTCTCAAAATGAGTGTCTTTTTTTCCTAATTCTGTTAAATGGCTACTCATTATTCAGTAATGTATCTATTTCGGTTTTGGACAAAATTTGTCCGTTTTTTACAACTTCAAAATTGCGCTTATTGTCTTGCATGTATTTTACCCATCTTTTCACATCAACATCAACATATTTAGGGTCTAATTCTATGCCTCTACAATTCCTCCAATTTTTCTCGCAGGCAATTAATGTAGAACCACTACCTAAAAAAGCATCAAGAACAACTTGACCTTTTGCACTGCTATTGCACAACAAATAGCCAATTAAGTCAAGAGGTTTCATAGTAGGGTGCTCTTCACTAATAGATGGTCTGTCAAATTCTAAAACAGTGGTTTGCTTTCTGTCGCTATACCAACGGTGGGCGGCTCCTGGTTTCCAACCATACAAACATGGTTCGTGTTTCCAGTGGTAGTCTTGCCTACTCATTACAAGTGAATTTTTAACCCAAACCAAACACTGTGCAAGTTTAAAGCCTGCATCTACCATTGCATTTCTAAAGTTTGCACCTTCGGTATCTGCATGAAAAACATAAATACTAGTTCCAGACAAAGCATAATTGAAAACTTGCTTATAGAATGCAACTAAAAAATCATAAAAATTAGAAGTGCTCATTTTATCATTTTTAATACCTTCTCTGGTATTCGTAGAGCCTCCTGTATAATCAACATTGTAAGGTGGATCTGTTAAAACCAAATGCGCCTGCTCTTGCTGCATTAAGTTTTGATAGGTTACTTCTTCTGTACTGTCTCCACAAACAACCCTGTGAGTAATGTTTTTATCTACACTCTTAAGCTCATAAACATCGCCTTCTTTAGAAATAGGAGTTACAGGTACCTCTGGTTCAAACGGTTCTTCATCTTCAGTTCTAAACTCTTCTGGAATAATGTCTTCTGGTATTTCAATCTCGTCTATATTTAAACCAAGCGCTTCTAGATCTATATCAGAAAACATCTCCTCCAACACATCCATGTCCCAATAACCTGTTGGTACATTAGATGTAATATTGTATTCTTTAAATTCTTGCGCGGTTAAGGTTCTGTTTGGTACTCTTACATCAATAATATCGTCTCCTCTACCTAATTCCATTAACACCTTAATACGTTGGTGGCCAGCAATAATTACGTTGTCTGTATTTACTGCAGGCACTTCTGCTAAGTTGAATTTTTCTAAACTAGCTTTTAGCTTTTCTTTTTTGTCATCAGTTAATATTCTAGGGTTGTACTCATAAGGCACTAAGTCTTTTACAGTGCGTTGCTCATTGTGCCACTCAAGAGGTGCTAAAATTGTTTCGCTCATAGTAAATTATCTATTTTTAAAAGGTTTTGTTTATGCATGTGAATTCGCTGTTCGCCGCGTCTAATTTTATCTTCAATAAGCTGTTGTTGGCGGGAGTCTGTACAAGCATCTAAAAGCAGATAATTAGCATCTGCACGTTGCTGTAATTTTGTAATACTGCTTTTAATATTTCGCTTTTCTTTATCCAATTGCAGCTCAGACATTGTAGTGTAATCTTTATCGCTACTTGGTAATTCCGTTTTATGGCGTTGCCAATATTTTAATGCTTCCCATAACAAATCGCGTTGCTCTTCTAGTTCTTCTATTTGAATCTGTATGGCTAAGGCATCTACTTCTGCATTGTCTGGTAGATCATTTAAAGCAAATTTTAACTCCATCATTTGATAAAAGACGTCTTTAGCTTTACTGTATTTTACTCTTAATGTTGGTGGTAGATCTCCAAACCTAATCCATGCCATGTCTACTTCTGCACTGGTATTTGCTAGTTGCCTTCTAAGAGCTTGTGTTTGCACTACAGTCTCTACTATTGGTGCTGCAGGAGTAGGTTGTGTTGTCTTAAGTGTTGGTTTTCTAGGTATTGGCGTCGGGTTGTTGGCTTTTCTTAACTCGCTTACAAGCGTAGCCATGTTGTGGTTGTTCTTACCACTGTTAAGTTTTTTTAGAATACGTATTTTTTTACTAGGTAAAGCGGCGTATAAAGCAACACCCTCGTAGTAATCTTTAGAATTCTTAAACCAATTATCTATTGCATTCATATCTCAAAGGTTGAGAAATGGCAATAGTGAAAAAAGGACATTAAAAAAGTCCACTCATTACAAGTGGACTTTTAAAACTAACTTAACTAATTACTATGAAAAACTCTCTTCTAAAGTGTTCAGTTTTGTTTCTGCAATTCGCGTTAAAGCTTTGGTTGTTTTTACCTCTAATAATAGAGCAACTTCTTCTTTAGTAGTGGCTTGCAGTATTAGGTTTGCTACTCTCTTTTGGTTGAGTTTTGATGTTTTTAAAAAAGGAATTGCTTCTGGTGTAACACTAATAAACGGAAAAGCTCTACTTTCTAGCAACGCTAAACAAGTAGCTTGATCTACTTCTTTAGTTGCGTCTACCTTACCAATACCAGGCACAACATAAATACCTCTTTTAATATTAAAACCGACCATTACGGAGCAGGAGTAAATTCAGTAATGGTTCCTTCGTAATCTGGTGCAGGATATGCTTGTGTATCGCTAAACTTAATTGGCATACCGTTTACATCTCCAGCTTTAATACCAGAAGCAGCTGTGTTTTCAGATAAATAAGCAGGAGATCTCTCGCTACCTAATTGCTTTTTAACACCGTTTACTTGTTCTACTATAAAAATCATACCTACGTTTTGGTACTTTCTAATAAAACCAGTGTTTCTTTTACCATTACCCGGTAAAGTTGCTGCAAACGAGTTCACATTGGTTCTAGAGCCCTTTTCGCCTTGACCTTCTGTTTCTACAGAACCAGTTTCTGGCAACACACTTATTTTAAAGAAACCTGCGTCTCCTGTAAAAGCATGAGATTCTGTAATAGAACCAGCCTCATCTAATGTTGTGGCAGCACCTAAAGCTGCAGGCTTAGCAATAGAATTAAAATCTTTAACTCTACAAGCCCAAATATTTACTGGAGATACTCCAGCTGCGTTTTCTTGATCCGCACAAAAATCAATGTTTTCTGTTGCGATAGTGTCTGTACATGTTGCCATAACTAATAAATTCTTTCAATATGGTTGCTGTTTCCGTATACTAATTCTAACATCAACTCATCATTTTTAATGATTTCTGATGTTTTTAATGTTTTACCTCCAAGGTTTAATGTTGCAGGTGCACTGTGCTTAAATGCAAATTTTAAACCTCTATCGTCTTCATACACCTCGCGCTTTGGTAATTTTTTAGCAGCAGCTTTAGATTGCTCTGCTTTAGGCTTAGCCTCTTCTAATTTCTTAGCTTTTTTAGCTGCCTCTTTAGCGCGTTTGTCTCGCAATTCTTTAATTGCACGGTGTCTTATAACTTCTGGATGATCTTCTTTAGTAGAAGAAGTATCTACTGCCTCTAATTCTTTAATAGCAGCTTCTAACTGAGCAACAGTCATATCTCCTGGTTCGCCACCAAGAGATACTAACTTTGCTTTTAATTCTGTTTTATTTGCCATGGTGCGCTAATTTTTAAGGTACTGTTACACCATCAAAACCATAGTACTTTTGGTTTAAAGCTTGTGAGCCTAAACCGTGCTCCGCATCAGCGTAGTTAGAAATTAATACTAACTCGTTAATTAAGAAATCGTACCCTTTCCAAAACTCCATAAAGAACTTAACTTTATAGTCTTGCTTTTGAATGTCTGTAATTTGTGGCTTACCATCAAATACATCAATCAAACGTCTAAAGTTGTTCTCTGTAGTTGCAAAAATGTCGTCAGTCTCCATTCCTGGTATACCAACAATCATACGCTTACCTAAACGCGTTTTTAAGGCGTCTTTTTGAAATTGGTTTTGTCCGAATTGCTCTTCGTATTGCAATTGGTAACGCTCTGCATTGTTTTCGCTCATGAAAAGAATTTTAATTTTACTCTTCAATTTAGAAGGTATTAACTTTTCATACTCAGTAACCTGATCAACAATGTTTGTGTCAGTCAATGCTTGAATAGGAATTTTGAATGGCGTGTGGTCTGTTCCTGGTACTGCAGCTAATAAATCTGCTAAGATTTTTTCAATACCATTCATACTCTTACCAAACGTACCAAGGTCTCCAGCATCAAAAACACCTTTTACTTCTAAATGCGCTAAATCGTCAATTACTTTAGGTAGTAATTCTTTTTCGATTATGTATTTAGAGATTGGCATGTCTTCTGGTTTTTTACCTTCAGCATACAACTCTGCCCAATAAGAAGATAAAATCTCTGCAGGTACAATTGCAAAGTTTACTTTTTGGTGGTAGTTCTTTAAAATTTTGTGCTCAATTTGAGTTGCGCCTAACTCATTCCAGTTAGCATCGAACCCTTGAACAACATTACTCAACAAAGTATGCCCTTGCGGAAACTGACCTTTAACCTTAGTTAATGGTTTTGTATACTTGTCAAGTGTACTTTCTGCCCTATTGATTGAAGCAGAAATTAACTCTGGATTGTGTTTAAGAAACGAATCAGCTTCTTTAACTACGTCATCGATTGTGATTGTTGACATTTTTTTTCGGTTTATGGATTATACATAGGAGCAGAGAAATCGATGTACGAAAACTCGCTTTCTGCTTCTGCTTTTTTCTTTGCTTTGGTGTGGGTTTCTCCTGGTTGTTTGCCTAGTTCTGCAATTTTTGCTTCTAAGGCAGAAACAGCATCTGCAACAGTAGCTACTGCAGCATCGCCTTCTAAACCAAGAGTGGTGTTTACGTTTGCTACCAATTGAGTATTCTCGTCTGTTAGCGTTTGTAAATTACTTTCTGCAGTTGCTTTTTCGTCTAAAGCAGTTTGGCGTTCTGTAGTAGCTGTTGCTAACTGATCTTCTAAATCAGTAACATGCCCTTCTACAGTTTCTGCAACAGGACCATTTAAAAACACTCCTTCTTCGGTAGCATTTTCTAACGTGGCACCTGCAATTTTTTCTAATTTGGCATACGTTTTTTTGCTCATTGTATTTTTCTTTTGAGAATTTGATTGATTGGTGGCAGGAGTGAATTCTTTAAAATTCATTTTAGAATAATGCTCCATTAAGTCTGTAGGAGACATTGTTGAAATATTTTCTGGAACCTTTGCTTTTGATGTAGTGATAATTTCATCTACAAAGCCTTCTTTCTTAGCAGATTTACCTGTAAAGAAATTATCATTGTAGTTTAAATATTTCTCCTTTACTTCTGCTTCTGTAATTCCAAGTTTCTCTTCAATAATGCTACCTAAAGATTCATCGTATACATCTAAAACATCTGCTTGTTTACGCATTTCTTTTGCATTTCCATAACTATATGTGAGTCCGTTATGAAACATTAGCATACTGTTTTTGTATGCGTACACAGTATCTCCTGCTAAAGCAATTAAAGAAGCCATAGAATAGGCAATACCATCTATATACGTTTTAATCTCTTTTGTAGAATTTTTAAGAGTGTTATAAATAGGTAAACCATCATGTATGTTTCCTCCTGGTGAGTTTATTTTTACATGAATAACATCGGCGTCTGCTTCAATTTTATTAAAATCTTCTACAAACTGATCTGCTTGATTAATTGGCTCCCACTTTTTAAAGTCAAAACCTCCTATAACACCGTAAATGTGAATTGTAGCTTCTTTCTTAGAAGCGTTAGAAACCATGTTGTAGTAACCTTTGTATTTTGAAGATTCCAAAAAATTGTGTTTTTACATTTTAAAACACAATGCTACTACCATAAAAGGCTTAAAAAAAGGACATTACAATTCTTGTGCTAATTCAAAGGCTAAGCCACGTGTATAGATGTTAAAGTCTATGGTTTCAAATTTCTTACTAGAGCTTGTGGTACGACCTTCTATTTTTACCGTATACCCTTTTAATTCTCCTGCTTGGGGTGTGTTAAG